TGCCGTATGAGTATCAAAAGAAGTTTCATAATACATTAGCAGCACAAAGATTGTTAATGGCTGGTAATCGTGTCGGCAAGTCCTTTTGTGGGGCTATGGAAATGGCATACCATGTGACGGGAAAATACCCAACATGGTGGGCTGGTAAACGATTTAACCGACCTATAAGAGCATGGGCAGGGGGTGTTTCAAATGAAACAACTAGGGATGTTTGCCAAAAAGAACTTGTCGGCCAACCAGATGATCCATCATCTAAAGGTACAGGTACAGTACCTTTAAAATATATCGGTGATACTGTAAGGAAGGCGGGTGTACCAAATGCGATTAACTCATTAGTCGTTAAGCACGTTACAGGTGGATATTCACGAATAGGATTTAAAGCATATGAAATGGGTAAAGAGAAATGGATGGGAGAATCCGTAGATGTTATTTGGCTGGATGAAGAACCACCCACAGGAATTTATACACAGGCATTAACAAGAACAGCAGATAAAGGTGGGATCGTCTATATGACGTTTACACCCGAACAAGGAATGACACAAACTGTAGCACAATTTGTAAATGATTTAAAAGATGGACAGGCATTACTTCAAGCTACGTGGGATGATGCACCCCATATGACAAAAGAAATTAGAGAACAAGTCTTACAAGCACTACCACCCCACGAAAGAAAGATGAGAGAAAAAGGAATACCCCAATTAGGATCGGGTTTAGTATTTCCGATTGTAGAAGAAGAAATATTATGTGATATTATGGATATACCAAGTCATTGGCCTAGACTATGTGGAATAGATTTTGGCTGGGATCACCCTACAGCTTGTGTATGGGTTGCTTGGGATCGAGATGTAGATACAGCTTATGTTTATGATAGTTATTCTATACGTCAAGAAACAGTACCTGTTCATTCATCAGCGATTAAAGCTAGGGGTAAATGGATTCCAGTTATTTGGCCGCAAGACGGCAGACAGGCCGATAAAGGATCGGGTAAGAATTTGACCGAGCAGTATAAGAAGGAAGGTGTCAATATGTGTCCTGAATGGTTTACTAATCCACCCCAAAAGGGTTTAAAAGAAGGTACAGGCGGTAATTCAGTAGAAGCGGGTATAATGGAAATGCTGGTAAGGATGCAGACAAAACGATTGAAAATCTTTAAAAATCAAAGTAAACTGCTGGAGGAGTTAAGGATGCACCATAGAAAAGACGGCAAGATCGTACCTATGAATGATGACTTAATTTCTGCGTTAAGATATTGTATAATGTCTTTACGAAAAGCAAGATTAAAAATTTATGAACCATTACAACAATTAACTGATTCTGAATTTAATGTTTTTGCTAGATAATAATATGAAAGGAAAATATGGGAGGATTTTTTAGAAGGGTTATTAGGGTATTTGCAAACCCAGTATCACAACCACCTGCACAAGTTGTCACTACACAACCAGCAGCGACAACTACTATTGCTGGTACTAAAACATCAGGTAAAGTAAGAGGAGCAGGTTCTGGTATTACTGGAACTATTATGACGGATGCTACAGGTCTTGAAGAAGAAGCAAATGTTTCTAAAACTGAACTAGGCGGTACGACTAAAAAGAAAAAGAAATACGCATAGTGATTGAAGTAGTCACGGATGAGAAGTGGAAAAAGCCCATTGGTGACTATGTTAAGAAACACGCCCATATTCATCATGAAGTTAATGATTGGTATTCTTATTTAGGTTTTGTTGAAGATAATGAATTATTAGGAGGTTTTTTATTTTCTGATTGGGATGGTTATAATATTTGGATTCATTTAGCATTAAAGACACCACGATGCTGTACAAGAACAAATATTAAGTATGTTTTTAATTACTGCTTTAATCAGATAAAATGTGGTAGAATAACGGCAATGTGTATCAATGGTTATGAAAGAAACGAAAAGTTGTTAAAAGGCACAGGATTTGTTAAAGAAGGTATAATAAGAAAAGCAATGAAAGTTAATGGAAAATTTATAGATGGAGCATTATACGGAATGTTAAGAGAGGAATGTAAATGGGTTTAAAATCACCAATGATGTACGAAATGCCACCGCCACCAGCAGTTGATCCAAGTGTGGCAGCCAAAGAAGCAGAATCAGAAGCAAAATTAGCAGCAGAAAAAAAGAAAGCTATTAGCAATAGAATGAAAGGTAGAAGCGGAACAATTATGACAAGTGGAGAAGGTGTTACAGAAGAAGCAGCGACTGGTAAATCTGTATTAGGTACTTATACTTAATGGCAACTTTTGATTATATAAGAAAACGATTAGATAAGTTAGAAGCTGATAGAGGTACATGGGAATCTCATTGGCAGGAAATTTTAGATTATGTAATGCCACGTAAGGCAGAAATTACTTTCTTGCGTTCACGTGGAGAAAAAAGAACAGAAGTTTTATTTGATTCAACAGCAATCACAGCTAATAATCTTTTAGCGGCAAGTCTACAAGGAACATTAACATCACCTTCATTACCTTGGTTCTCATTAAAGTTAAGAGATGATGATGCTAATAAAATTAGAGATATACAAATCTGGTTAGAAGATACAGCACGTAGAATGTATGCTGTATTCAATGAATCTAATTTTAATACAGAAGTTCACGAAATGTATTTGGATTTATGTTCAGTTGGTACATCAGCAATATTTGTTGAAGAAGCAAATGAAGGATTTTTACAAGGTGGTTTACATTTTAATACTTTGCATATAGCAGAATATTTTATTCAAGAAAATTCTACAGGTAGAGTAGATACACTTTATAGAAAATATAAAATGACTGCACGACAGGCAGTACAAGAATTTGGTGAAGATAACGTAGGAACAAAAATTAAAGAAGCTGTTAAAGCAAAACCCGATACTCAATTCAATTTTATTCATGCTGTAGAACCTACACCAGATTATGAAAGATCAGTAGGAATGAAAGCTAAAACTAAATTACCATTTCATTCTTGTCACGTTTGTTTTGAAGATAAAATGGTTGTTAGAGTTGGAGGTTATAATGAATTTCCATATTTAGTTCCAAGATGGTCTAAAGCAACAGGTGAAATTTTTGGAAGATCACCAAGTTACAATGCGTTACCCGATATTAAAACTTTAAATAAAGCTGTAGAGATTGGATTAAAAGCATGGGCAAAAGCTATTGATCCACCATTATTAGTTACTGATGATGGGGTAATAGGTAGAGTTAGAATGACACCTGCTGGAATTACAGTTGTTAGAAGTGATACAGCAATTAAGCCATTACAAATTGGATCGAATTGGCAAATAACAGATTTAAAAGAAAATCAATTAAGAACAGCAATTAGACAAGCATACTATTCAGATCAATTACAATTACAAGAAGGCCCACAAATGACGGCAACAGAAGTTCAAGTTAGATATGAATTAATGCAAAGACTTCTAGGCCCAACATTGGGGAGATTTCAAACTGAATTTTTAAATCCATTAATTGAAAGAGTATTTGGAATTATGTTACGTTCAGATGCTTTAACACCTAGACCTTCTGAAATGGAAGGTATGAATATGGATATAGAATATGTTGGGCCTTTAGCACGTTCTCAAAGAATGGAAGAAGCTATTGCAGTTGAAAGATTATATCAATTAGCAATGCAAGTCGTTCAAGTTGATCCTACTGTTATGGATGTTATAGATCACGAACAAGCAATTAGAATGAGAGCAACATTACTTGGAGTTCCTAAAACAGTTTTACGTGGTGAAGATGAAGTAGCAGAAATAAGAGAACAAAGAGCAGCAGCACAACAACAAGCACAAGAACAAGCTATGGCACAACAACAAGCTGATACGGCATTATCACAAGGTAAAGCTATGACAGAAATGTCTAAACCCGAAACTAAAGAAGGTATGGAAGAAGCAGTAGCACAAGCCGAACAACAAGGTCTAGTATAATGAAATCATTAACGGAAATGCAACAAGCGTTTGTTGAAAATTTTTCACAAACAGGAAATGCAAAACAATCTGCAATCAAAGCAGGTTATTCAGAAGCTACAGCAGAACAACAAGGGCATAATCTTAAAAAACAATTAAGTAATGAAATAGATGAAGCTACTAAAAAATTAATGAGTAGTCACGTACCTTTAGCGGTAGATAAATTAAAAGATTTAATTTCAAATCCTAAAATATCAGCTTCGGTTCAACTGGGTGCAGTTAATAGTTTATTAGATCGTTCTGGTTATCAAACAATAACTAAAATTGAAGATGTAACAGGAAGAAAAACGGATGGTGAACTTCGTGAAGAATTAAGACATTTATTAAATACAATCGCAGTTGTTAAACCCCCCTTTGATCCTAGCAACTCAAATGGATCGGGATCAATTCAATAATGGCTGCC